AGAATGGTAGCGGAGGTCCGTTCCGGTCAGGACAGCCGACACCATGAACGAACCGAGATCCCTTTGGGAACATGGCAGATACGCCTGGGCAAGGCGATCCAGAAATATATGCTGGATCGCGTGCCGGACGCTGCAAACTCAGCGCTTCCGTCGAGCGATGTCGGATGAATGCGGAGGGGAAAATGAAGCTGGCGCCGGAGATTGAAGACGCCTTGGACCGCTTTGCCTTGGAGCAAGACATCACGCGCGAAGAAGCGCTTGCGGTCATCGCCCGAGACTGGTTGATCGGGCAAGGATATCTCCGCGCCGATGAAGGGGACGAGGCGGGAGAGGCAGAATGACCATAACGAGCGTTTGGTTCGTCGAGGGCCATCCTGAGATCGTCACCGAACTCGGCAGAGTTACAGTTCGATGGTCAGCGCTCGATATGATCCTCGTGGAAATCTTGAGCGTTGTCCTGAAAAGTCACGAAGCTGCCCACCAGATTATCTTTTCCAACAACAATGCTGGAAGGCAGCGCTTCCAAGCTTTCCAGCGAATTATCGGGTCATCCCGTTTAGACGAGCATACCCGAAAGGAAATCTTTGCAGCAATGACCGCACTTTCCGCCTTGTACGGCGAACGCAACGCGATTGTGCACGAGCCTTTGCAGACCGAGTACAGCGCGGATGGCAAGCGCATTCGGTCTAGCATTGTGGCGGTCGACCGAGACGGAAAACGCCGAAAGGTGAACATTGAGAAGCTGAAAGCCCACAGTGATGAGGTAGATGTACACCTTCATGCGATGGATGAAATTTCTCTGCGGCTCGCGTGTATTCACGAAGCCACATTCGACGACGACCCGCCTCCCGTCGCCCAATGACAGAACCCTACCAGCCCCGCTACCAATGGCGACGAACGCAGATCGACGAGGACATGGTGCCAACCGATCTCGACTGGTGCGGATTCGACGGCATGGCCTATATCGGCAGGATCAGGAAAGACACCGCCGGCCCAACGGCCGGAAAGTGGCAATGGGCGGCGGCATATCCCCGTGAGCTGCGTGACAAGAGGATATTGCCGAACACCGGCTTTGTAGCCACAGCCAGGATTGCCACGCAGATGGTGGAAGAGTTCTGGGATAGGTGCCTGGAAAAAGTGCGGGGTTAGCGTGTCCCGATCCACGTCAGGACTGTCGCACCGAACTTGGTGACAATGAACGTCAAGGCCGACGCCCCAATGCCGACGATGGCGAGCGCCCCGATCCCGCGTTGCCGCCACATCTGCACCTCCTCCACGACCGGCTTCATCTCTTTCACGTCATCCTGCACGTCCTTTACGGCAACCTCGACCTTGCCCATTCGGTCGGCCTGGTCATCCAGCCGACGATGCATGGCGGCACGGCTTATATCGGATTTCTCCTCCGACCGCCTGACCGTCTCAAGGAGCATATCCACCTTCGCGGTAAGCATTCCGAGTTCGCGTTGCATCGTCGCATCTTCCGCCATGATTATTTCCAGCAGCCTTTCCGAGCACCTGCCCGGTCATTCGATATAACGCGCTCGGCGCCGGGCCGATCCGCCTGAAGGAGAGCGACCACGCCGGCCGCTGACAGGTTATTCTTCTGAAACGGGCTGCACCCGGAGACTGTCGCAGTCTGACACCCGGCCAAGGTAAGCGCGGCAAAGCTCATAATCAGACATGCGCTGAAGCGTGGCATCATCGCCCTTCCTTTCCAGCTCTTCTTTTTGAGATTGAACGGCCTGTTCGGCGATGAGGTGCGCCCTCGCCTCAGAGCGGGCCGCTGGCAGCGAAACCGCCTGCATGTAGGCATAGACGGCCAGCGCGCCGAGAAGCGCGCCACCGGCCAGCTTTGCGGCGTCGAGGAGGCCAATCACTCCGCCACCTCCGCCTTGATCTCACGGACCGCGGCGATGATCTGGCTGCGCAGGAGAACGAGCACCAACAAGACCACGACGAGCACGACGCCGCCGGCAACGATGGCCTGCCAGTCCATGCCGGACAGCCAGCCGAGGCCGATGGTGCCGAGGCCGCCGCCACCCGTCAGCCAGGTCAGCCAGTTGGACTTCTCCTTGACCTTCTGCTCCACCTTCTCGGGCACGACGGGCTTTTCGACAGGCACTTCAATTGTCTTCTCGATGATCGACGGCTTCTCAGGCGTCGGCCGCCCGGAGAGCGAAAGCGCCTCGGTACGGACCTGTTGAACACGTCGCGACCATCCCTTGCCGAAGGTATCCCAGAGCAGCTTGCCTTTGCTTTTGATCGTCTTCAGGAAGGCGAGCCGCTCGTCGCAGAGCTTGTGGATCACCGTTGCCGGAAGAGCGGCCTTCGCGGCCTTGATCGTGGCCGGCCCGATTTTGCCGTCCTGAGCCACGCCCACGACCTTCTGGAGGTACTGAGCGGCGCGCGTCGGGCCGCTATTCACGGCGAAATCGAAGACCGCGTAGTCGATCCCATCCGGCAGCTCAGCGCCGGCGATGGCATCCCAGTACTGCCTTCGATAGCAGGTGGACGCCTGCCCTTTGGTCAACTTCTTGAGGTCTTCGACCGTACCATTCGGCTTTACGAAGCGCCGAAAGTTCGCCAGCGTTATACCGAGGTTAGTCGGCCCTCCTGGGTCGGCCTTGTTGTTGGAAAAGCCTCCCTCGCTTTTGAGAACCAGTTCGAGTGCTTTGGGGAAATTTCTATCCATATCCTTCATCCCAATAGATGTTGCGATTGCGGTTGCTGCCGTCTAGAATCTTGCAGAAGATTCAAAGAGGTGCGCCGATGCCAAAGTTCATAGACAGAACCGGGCAGACGTTTTCTAAGCTTACGATTGTGGAGCGGGCCCCGAGCCGGATACTCAGTGGGAAATTGCGGACTTACTGGCGGTGCGTTTGCGATTGTGGCAACGAGATCGATGTGTTGGCGGAGAGCCTCGTCACCGGGAACACACAGAGTTGCGGATGCGCAAAAACCGGCGAATGGTTCAAGACGCACGATTTGTCGAAGACGAAGACGTACAACGCGTGGTGCGCGGCAAAGGCACGGTGCACAAACCCAAACCACCAATCTTTCAAATACTATGGCGGGCGCGGGATCGAGATGTGCTCCGAGTGGCTCGATAGTTTCGAGGCCTTCTACCGGGATATGGGCCCAGCACCCGAAGGTATGGAGATTGAACGCGTGGACAACGACGGACCATATGCGCCCTTCAATTGCAAATGGGCGACGCGTTCGGAGCAGAACTACAACCGTCGCCAACGCGCCTGACGAGCGAAAGCGCCCGCTGGAAATTGCGATCCATGGCTATATCCTTGCTTGGTTGGGATTACGCTTGCCCCGAGCTTGCCGGGGAACACAAAGAACGCTGCCGCGTTCATTGACTGTTAAGAAGACCTATCTCCTCATGGTGAAACCCTGCCCGATCGTCGGTACGCCGACCGAATCCAGGTAGCAGGTCAGCGGGTTTCCCTCGTGGCCACGCAGAAACGCGCGGCCACGTTGGGACGTGGTCGTGATGGCCATTGAGGTGTCCTGAGCTTTTAGGGTGGATTTAGACGTGCAGGATCCGCGCACCATTCGGGATGGTGCGGTTCATGGTGTTTCTACGATTGTCTAATTAAACGGGAAGTGGCATTGCTTTCCGCAAAGGGAATATCTTCTCGATGACGAGGCATGAATGCGAATTCTTATAACCGGCTGCACGGGCTTCATCGGTCGTTCCGTTGTACGGCATGCGTTGAGCGCCGGTCACAAAGTGACCGCTCCGGTCAGGTCAATGAGTAAGGCCGCTACAGCATTACCAATTGACCACCCTTCACTGACTCTAGAGCAGTGCGACAGTATATCTTCATACGAGGAGACTGGGCGGCACGACGCACTCATCCACCTGGCGTGGGAAGACGTCGGTGCGCATACCAATCCGAAGAACCTGCTTCAGAACACGAACGACCAATTCCTATTCCTGACAAGGCTTATTGACTCCGGCGTAAAAAACCTCACCGTTGCGGGCACATGCCTTGAATACGGCTTAACGGATGGATGCCTTTCTGAGGATGGACGATTGAACCCCGTATCGTTCTACGGCCTCGCAAAAATGACCTTGAGCCAAATGTTGGCCATTCACTGTCAAAGCAAGCCTGGAGTAGACCTCAAGTGGCTGAGGTACTTCTATGTCTACGGAGCAAATCAACGCCCACAATCTCTGCTGCGGCAGCTGATGAATGCCATAGAAAACGGCGACGAAGCTTTCAACATGTCTCCGGGTGACCAGTTGCGCGACTTCATCCATGTGGAAACGCTTGCCCACAACACACTTATGGTCGCGCAGCAAAGTCTTGTCACCGGACCTATAAACATCGGTAACGGCAAACCTACAAAGGTCTTGGATTTTGTGGAGGACTTGATCCGTCTGTCAAAAGCCCGGATTTCCCCGAACACGGGACACTACCCCTACCACCCATACGAGCCATTCGCTTTTTGGGCAAATACCGAGAAAATGAGTCTCATACCAGGCATCCGTTTTGATGAAGGGGCCGTCTGGTGAGCGATACCCCTGCCATTACCGTCATCTATCTGTGGAGATTCGGCAACCCACCCCATTTCGCTCGACGTTTTCTTGAAAGCCTCATCCGGTACCCGGCTGGCCTCGATTACAAGCTGCTATACCTCTTGAAGGGTTTCCCAGAGGACAAAAAGGACGAAGAGTTTGAAGCCCTGCGCGACCAACTCCCTTGCCATGCGGAAACTCTTGCGGTTTCTGACGATTTGTACATCACCAGCGCTCATTTGGCAGGCGCGGAATCCGAATTTTGCGACACCGAATTTGTGTTCCCTCTCACCTCCTGGACCGAGGTGCTCGCGTCGAACTGGCTTCTACATTTTGCCAACGCCTACAAAAACACCCCGAATTGTGGGATAGTCGGAGCCACGGGAAGTTTCGAATCTATAGGTGATACGACGCCTTTCCCAAACGTCTGCATCAGAACGACGGCGTTCTTCATGAAGAGGGAAGATTTTATCAGGGCAGAGCGGGGCCCTCTTGAGACAAAATACGATAACAACCTCATGGAGGCTGGGCCCAACAGCCTGAGCAAACAAATGCTCGACCATGGGCGCGCCCTCGTAGTCGTTGACAAATTTGGAACCGTTCACGCGCCGTCAGCATGGCCTGAAAGCCTGACTTACCGCGCAGGCCACCAGGAAAACTTGTTGATCACAGACAACCGGCCGCACCACTACGACAAAGAAAACAATCGGAGACGAAAGAGACTTGCCAGACACGCGTGGGGCTCACAGATCAATGTGCCTTGGAATCCGCCCTGGCGTCGACTTTGGGTGCACCTTAGATATAAGTACGATCTGTTCGTTCGGTGAGATAACCTCATTCTGGCCAAGCTATAGGCGTAATTCCGGCGATAAAAGCCGCCACGGTCGGCGGCCCGATCTCGCCAGCCTGCACGGCGGCAAGCTGTTCGAACATGTAGATCAGCGCGGCATCACGCCAACCGATGTAGGCTCGCGCCTCGCTAGCCCACGCAGGGTTCGCGCTGCCGGTGTAGGTGGCAATAGTCACCCGGTTGTCGTATTGCCGCTCCTGCGCCACGTCGTCGAGGTGAGCGTCAAAGGCAACCTTGTAGTCGTCAAAAATCACCGGGCGCCCCTGCACTATCACATTCCACATTCTCGGTGCCATCGGCTTAGCTCCACTGCATAACGACGCCGGAGATGGCGACGTTTTTGTTGTTTGCGGTATCGATTTCCCATTTCATGGAAGTGCCTGAAGGCAGCGATGAGAGGTTGATATTGTTCGTTTCGTAGATCTTCGGCCCAATAAGCGACTGCGAAAGCGACAGGACTGCTGTCGCCCATGTCGTCCCTCCGTCACGCGACATCTTGGCGATCAGGTCCGTGTTGATGATCACGGGATCGGTCTCGACCACCTGCACAGCTAATCGACCTGCTGCGGGGGCGCCAGACTGAGCAGCGTAGGGTGTGGACACCAACGTCATGTTTTGCGTCACAATATTATACTCATACTGAACGGGAACGACCCCGCCTGTATCGGCGGCAAATCCGGTTTGATTTGCCCCGGTGACATCGCCAGCCTTGTATGATCTGACAGCAGACGGCAGCCCAGTAGTCGGGCCTCCTGCCGCGATGTAAAGGCCAGTTCGATATACCCCGCTAGAAGGAACGGCGAAGGGCGAAGATAGAGCAAAAGAAACCCACCCACCTCCAGGGTGCGCTACCGATTGGCTCGCAACGATACTGTATGATGCCGTCGTTATTTCTTGTACGATCTTCACAATGACAGTCGCTGCCGCAGCGAGATATATCCTTATTCTGCTTATTGTCGTGCTAGACGGAAGAGCGAAAGACCTGTCGATCATCGTATAAGCAAGTGTTGTTGTCCCTGCGCCAGATGTCGAACTTTGGCCGCCTGAATCGGAACTCACTGTGGGTTCGTATCGATCATTTTCCGCGCTATAAATGGCGTTCGTCTTGGTGGCCACGCCGCTTTCATCATCGAAAGCATCGGCAACGCCGCCAACCATGCCGAGGCGTGCCCCCTTAAGGTCCGCGATTTCTAGCGCGAAGATGGCCTCGTTCTTGCTGCTGCCTCCAGCAGAGAAACGAGGATCATCGCCTGCCGCAACGGTTCCCGCCGTGACCCCGACGTTGAGTGCGGCAGCACTCCCCAGCGTCGGCTTGCCTGAAAGGTCAGCGTAGGCACCGCTGAACGGCGCGCCTCCATCTTTCAACACCTTGCCGGTTAGCCCATCGAACAGGGCAAGATGCCCGTCGGTCGCGCTGGCAGGCCCGACTACATCACCTGTGCCCGTACCGTCTTGACCGGGGTCGCCGCGCGGGATCGTAAACGTCACGTGGTACGGATCGCCCGTCGTGCCCGCCCCGGTGACGTCCATCTCGACATCAGTGCCGGGCAAGCCGGTCTCCGGTTCCTCAAATACGACATTTGCAGCGGCGCCAACCGGACCGGGTTCGCCCTGAGCGCCTTGGCCGTAAGAGTGCGGCCCAGCCCAATCGCCTTCCGTGTTCGATGCCTTCACCCAAAGCTGGGCAGGCACTTGGGAAACGTCCAGATAAGAAAAGCCCTTCGGCTTCCCGTCATAGATATCGCGCCCCGCGGTATCGCCGGACATGTCGTATTTCCAGATCGTGCCGGCTTCGAGACCCGCCAGAAGGCGAGCCAGGGCCTCCGCATTCTGTGCGATCTGCGCATCGTAGGCCGTGTCGCGCACCAGCGCGTAGCTATAGGTGCCGGTCGCTCCGGTCCAATCGACTGCTGCGGTGATCTGCGTGTCGCTGTCGACGGTGGCGATCGGCAATCCGTTCCCGGCTGCTTCAGGGTAGACGATGCCGCCCTTGATGAGGGCGATCTGCCATGCGGTTCCGATACCAGTAACCACGGCGCTGCCGTTCGTCAGGGAGATCGTCCCCGTCGTGTAAGGAGTAGTCATGTTGTGAGGTTCCTTGCGGGGCTAGCTAAGCCGGGATGCCGAGGATGTAGTAGCGGATGCCGAGGATGGGCTCTGAATCGTAGGCGTAAGAGACAACGCCCCCCTGCCACGCCGCGTAATTCTCATACCAGCGCTCAATTGGGTTTCCCCGAAACGTGTGAAAAACCGCCTGATTGGCCGAGAGCGTGCAGTACGTGCTGTCACCGCCGATGTTCGTAGACCATCCGACGTTATAATTGCCGCAGACATTGATTTTCGGCGGCCGAATTATCTTGCTCCACACCCCGCTCCGCGCACCGTGGACCGTCATCCACTTCACGATGGGAAAACAGCCGGTTCCGTTGAAATCAATGGTATGCGTCAACGTGCCCGTGCCGACTGGTATGTACCCTTCTTTCAAAATCTGAATGCAAGGCCAGCGGCTGTCGATCACGATATCGGAAAAGTTCGGGTCAGAGCCGGCACCTGGGCGCAGGATTTGCACGACGTTCTGCCCACCTAGCTCGAATTGGCGAAGAACATCATTATCCCCAGCCGTCGGCGCGTCGGTCCCCAAAGCGTAGACCATGAAGCGCACCCGACACGCAGCGTATGGATTATTGAAGCGAATCACGCTGCCGTCGAACCAATAATCGATACCGAACCTGTTATTCTCTCGGCTGAACACCTCGATAGGGGTCGCCGGGAGTGTGATCGTCGAGCCTTGATAAGCAAATACGTCCGCAACAGCGTTGGCCGGGATGGCGACGCCGAGGTCGTAAGAAACGGTCCCAACCGGGCAGTCGATATCCGCTGCACCGATAATCTTCGTCGGGCTGTTAGCGGTGTCGAGAGCCAGCTGTGTCGGGCGCGCGATGGTGCCGAGATCAAAGCCGGGCTTTGCCACACGGACGCCGGCACTATCGATTTCGATGACTGGCGCACCGTCTATCGGCTCCTGCGGCGTGCCATCTATAATTGCCGTCTCGTCCCCGGGGAGGTTCCAGACAACAAGAGTCCTGGCCCCCGGCTGTCCGACGGTGACGCCCGTGAAATCGAGCCCCTGCAGAAAGGTGCCATAGTTTAGCGTTGTCTGGTACGCAGACCAATTTTCACCCCACCCTGGCCAGGAGGGAACGGTCGTCCAGTTGCCGCCTCTGCGATCATAATGATGAAGAGCTTCGTTAAACCTGACCCCGACGAAACGCCCCGTACTTATGTCCCTGAACTTCATGTCGGAAAGCGGGAGATTGTACATAAGCCCCGGGAAATGGCTATTCCTGAACGAAATGTCGGTGTTGGTCAGCGACCACGGGATAGTACGCTTCGTGTAGGTCGCCGCCGTTGAACCCGGAGGCTCCATCGTGTCCGAAGCCTTGCGCTCCATGAAATCCATGCCTGCGAGACGCAGGTCTGCCGTCCACTTCGAATTGTAGAGGAACGACCCGACATTCGCGTCGGGCTCCTCGCCCGGATCGATATCCCCCTTGGTGATCTTGATGCAGGGCACACCCTCGTAGTCGAGGCCAATCATGGTCTGGGTCATGATCTGAAGATCAGCCTCCCGGTATTGAGATTGAAATCGACCTTCTCGTTCTGAGAAAGCAGGCGGCCGGCACGGACGGTCCCGATGTTGGCGATCTTGAGCTTCAACTCGCCGTCTTCGAACACAAGCGGCAGGAAGTTGTTGTCGAGATCGCCAGGATTAAGCACCACGAACCGGTCGGCCATGACGGCGAACTCGGACTGGATATCGCCGCCAACGTCGATAATCTGCAGGTAGAACCCGGAATCGTTCCACGCATCTCCTTCCGTCACCCGGAGCTGTACAGAAAACCGGGAAAGAGCCCCGGTCTGGTCGGCGGCTGCCGTAAAGCGGATGCGGCCCTGCGCGAAGCGGTCATCGACAGCCACTGTGACGTCGGTGATCTGCTCGGCCAACGCCTCCATATCATTGGCGACGACAACCACCTGCTCATCGAACGCGGCCCGGTTGTTTCCGACTTCGACCGCCAACCGACGACGGGCGGAATCCGCGACTGCCCCAAGCAATTGCTGGTTCGTCAGTATCTGATCCAGCAGCGGCCGCGTGTCGTCAAGGCCCTGCTGCAGTTCCGCAAAGCGGTCTTTGACCTCCTGTTTGAGATTGTTCAGCCCGACCTCAAGGTCGGCGTTGCCGCCGTCCAGCGACGTGACCGTCACCCACGCCGTCCAAGCGGGCTGGGCGCGCCCATCCACGACGAGACGATAGCGGAACTCATACTCCGTCAGGCTGACAATGCCCTCCTGTACGAAGGCAATGTTCGCGTCGGGTGCGACAGAACGCGTGAAGATGTTCGTCGGCTCGGCCTTGATCCGCCATTGGATCTCGATGGAAGTCACGGTCGGGTCGATGACGTCGGACCATGAGATGCGGAAGGCTGCATAAGTGCGCCCATCGGCTCCAGTGGCGATGACGGGAATGAGCGCGTAGTCCGGCAGGTCGTTGAGATAGACCGGCTCACCCGGCGGAAGCGGAACGACGGGAGGAAGCACGCCGACGCTATCGTAGATATCGCCAGAGCGCTCCACGAGAGAGAGCACGACGTTACGCGGCCCATCACTGGTCAGCGCCTTGATGGAGCGGCTGGAGACCATCCACACGCGATTGCCGTAGCGGGCGGAATTCCACCGGATCCAATCGCCGCCGTTGATGGTCTGGAACCGCGGCCGAACGACGATCTCTGCCGTCGCCTCGAAGCGGTTTTCCTTGTAGTAGATCGAGGCCAGCTGGTTCGCCTGCGCCTTGTAGGGAACAGTCGTGAAGTCGAGCTTGAAATCGCGTGTACGGCGGTCAAGCGCAACCTGCGTAGGGTCGGTCTGCGTATCGTAGCCGACCGGAGACCAGATATTCGACGGCTCCGGATAGGTGCCCTGCACCGAGTTCACCACGTCGGCCATGGACTTGAAGCGCTGGAACTTTACCGGCTCCGTGGTGATCAGATCATCGTCGGTGATGGTCTCGACAATCGGCTGGGCCGTACCAATGAGGGGCCATGAGCCGTCCACGCTGTCTACGATGATGCCTCCGCAGGACTGCATCACTGCGTCGATGTTGTCGCCGTGTTCCAGGTCGGCGTCGAAGATGATCGAGCAGCGGTAGCGGACGCCGTAGTCGGCGATTTCATCGCAGATATTGGCCGCGATGGCGTAGCGGTCGACGGGAAGATCGACGGGCGTCATCTCCATGCCAAGGAACACATCACCGTTGATCGCAAAGCCACGGCGATAATTGTACTCCATGACGACCGGGTTCTCGGTGAACTCGTATGTCGAGTAGTCGCCCCAGCGATGCGGGCCATCCCCGCCGGCAGTCGAATCCTTGCGGAAATCGTAGAGGCGTGCGCCGCGAAGCTGGAAGAAGAACTCCGGGAACTGCGCCAACTTCTCCTGGTTGTAGGTCAGGAACGCAACCAGGTAGCACATGCCTGTGCCGACGTGGTTTTCCGTCCACCGTCCGGCAGGATTGGCGCCGCTGATAAGCGTAGGATCGGCCGTCGTTTGCGTCCCGTCGTAGAACTGGAAGGAGATGAGGCCGGCATAGTCGCCGCTGTCGACGGTGAAGCGGCCGCCGCCCTGGTCGGTGATCGGCAATTCCTTGCCGCCGGCCCAGATATTCTCCAGCCCGTCGCACGGGAAGTCCGAGAAGGCAAAGACCTGTTGCAGGTTCTTGTTCGAGCCGCCGTAGGTGTTCACGTAGCAATCATGGCCCGCAATGCCGACGCGGCCACAGGCAACCTGCCGCGATACGTTCTCGCCGTACTGGCGTTCGAACTGGACGCCGCCCGCCTGCTGCTGCGCCTTCTTCGCGCGGTTCTTTGCGATCTTGGCGCTGATGAGCTGCAGACCGATGCCGAGCACCAGCTTGCCGAATAGACCAAGCCCGCCGATGAACGAGGTAATGGCGCCGAAGACGGGAGCGAGAAAAGGCATTATTCCACCCTGAAGGCAGCGAGGGCGGCCGTGGGCGGCAGGAAGACAATCCCCTGCTCACCGCGCACCATGAACCCAGCCGACGTGAAGACGCCGCCGGATGTCTCGCCGTTGTTGTCGTAGACGCCGATGTCCCCGCGCTGTGCCATCAGGACAGGGATTTCGGCAAAGCGCGCCGCGAAGGCGTCCCTCACTGAGCAGAAGCCGCGCTTGCGAAGCTGCTTGCCGGCGCCGGCCGGTGTCTTGTAGCGGCGGGCCGCGGCGCCATGCATAAGGTTGCCGGTGACGGCCTCTACCGCGTCGTCGGCGATGAGATAGCAGTCGGACACGCCGTACTGCGCCGGCAACGCCTGATGCTTCGCCACAACGTCGTTGAGGCGTTTCAACCAGTCTGGATGTCGCATGAAACCTACCTGAACAGCCCAAGGAAGCCGCGCGAGACCGATCCGGCCCACGCACCGCGATTAGGCGACGTTTGTGCACCAGATGGCCCTGCCCTGCCCCAGATCAATTCGACCCGGCCGGCAGTCGCGGCATGCTCAAAGAACATGTCGCCTTCGTCTCGCCGCTTCTGGTCAGCGATCGAGCGGTACCGCCCGTTCTTCCGGCTGTAGTCGAGTTGTCGGCCCTCGCACGTCGCCTCGATGTAGGCGCCCCCGTCCGTGCCGAAGTGATGCTGGATCGTATCGACGTAACCGCGGGCGACCGTCTCGACCTGAAGGAGCGCGCCGGTATCCGGATGGAAATGAGCATCCATGACCCGTACCGGCCGGTCACGATAGTCCTCGTTCTCGATTTCGGTCAGCATGGCCGGTGTGAGGCCGAAGTCCTTGCTTTCCGCCAGCCGCAGCGTGAAATTACCGTCGGCCGATGTCCCTAGGCCGCCGCCGAGGTCCGAAACCTCTATTAGGCCGAACGGCCGGTAGGTCACGCCACTATAGGTCAGAGCGTCCTTGTCGGCGATGAAGCCATAGGTGCCCGTGCCGAAATCGAACCGGATCATCTGCCGGGTTGCAATGCGCCCGGCGTCGTAAAGGTCTTTGACGTCGTTCGAGAGCATTAGGCACTCTCCACCAACTTGAACGAAACGGTATAGAACCGCCCGCTGCGGGGAGCCTGCCAGCTATCAGGCACTGGACGCATGAGAATGGCCGGCTTGGCGAAACGCACCACAGCACCCGACTGAGCGACCGTGGCGAACGGCGATGGCTCGACCGTGATCGTGCGCGTCGTGTCTGTCCCCGCCACTTCCGTGACGCGGCCGACGTAATAGCGGCTCGATCGCTCGACTCCGATACGGTCGCCCGGTGTTAGCACGAGGCCGGCGTCAACACCGCTGACGGACAGCACGTTTCCGTCGGTGACGCTCACCAGGTTGCCAGGATCATCGGCCGGCGCATTGTCTTCCCGGTGCGCCATTGGATATCCGTTGTGCGGCTGGCGGAACAACACCGAGCGAAGGCCGCCCCGGAGCGACAGCCACCAGGCTTCCACTGCGGAGTACTCGTCGTAATCCAGCGGGCGAGTTTCGAGGGTGACTTCCCATGCCGGTGCGGCGACCTGCGTATAGTTGATCAGGCCACCGCCCGACGGCGACGCAGTAACGGTGTCCCTCAGCATGAGGTCGCAAGTTACATACCCAACGTCAGGGATGGGGCGCGGGAAGGTGATTGCCATCAGAGGCCCCGCCGCTTCTGCGCATTCTGCACCGTCGATACGATCTGGTTGGGCAGCTCCGCCTTGAGTGATGCCAACTGCCGTTCCACTCGCGCCAGACCCGCCGCGTCGGCGCCGGTGGCGTCGATCTTGATCTCGACCGGGGCATTGATGGTGGTCCCCTGCCCGCTTCGACCGTTGTCGTTCACCCCGCGAAGCTGATGGTTCGGTATGACCTTCTCACCACCCTTGAAGCGGACGAGTTCTGGCCCCTCCTCACCGACCATAGCCAGGCCGGCGCGCGCCGAGGCCGTGCCGTCTGCATAGAGACCGATACCACCGGCGGACGCGATGCTGAACTGCGAGCCGCCCCCGAACAACCCGCCAAAGATGGTTCCGAGAAGACCACCGCTCCCGCTTCCAGCATTGCCGACCTTGAAGATGGCATCCATCACGTCGCCGAGCAGTTTGTCGGTGATGCGATCGAGAACGTTGAGCGCAGCATTGCCGAACGACTTCCAGAAGCCCTCGCCGTTTTTCAGGCCGTTGCGCAGGTCGTTGACGAAACCGAGCGCCGTGTTTTTGACGAAGTTCATCGCCTCCTGGGCTTTGCGGGTCGCTTCGGTGAGCCTGTTCTGCTCGACGACCGCCTGCGCATACGCCTCAGACTGCGCGCCTATCTGCGCGATAAGCTGAGGCGTCATGGCCTTCTTGTCCTTCTCGGCAGCGAGCAAGAGGTCCGTCTCGACCTTCGCCTTCGCTACAGCATAGCCATAGTCATTGACGAGCGGGTTGAGGGATGACTGGGCCGTCGTCTGCGCCTGCAATGCGCGAGTCTGCTCGGCAATGGACCGCGTTGCGGAATCGTATGAGCTTTCCTTCTTCGCACGCGGCGTCTTTACCCAGTCCATGCCATCAAGCTCGATAAGCGGCCGGCGCTGTGGCGTTGCTGGAACGCGCGGCACGAAGCTGTTGGTCGAACGGACCGCGCCACCATTGTCTCGGAACGTCGCCGACTGGATGGTGTCCTGCAACTTACTCTGGACGGCGGACGCCGAGTTGACGACGCTGGCAACGTCTTCCGCGGTCTTTCGAGCGGCGTTGGCGAGTTCTTCCAGCAGCGAAATCATGCTTGCGACGGCGGGGTTTGCGTTATTCTCGATCCCGGTGCGCAGGAGACCCATGGCATTAGTAAGCTCGCCGGAGGCATCCTTCCCTTCGCCGATCTTGACGATCGCGGCTTCGAGGGCGCGCTGATAGGTCGAGATAACAACAGGATCTTCACCGCCCTGAGACAACATGCTCACGAGGTCGGCCGTCTCGATCTTGATCTGCTCGATTACGGTGCCAACATTGCGGAGCTTGTCCGCCTTCACGATGTCGATCGCGGACAGAAGCTCGGCCTGCTCGCGGGCGCGGATGATCTCATCGTTGTATTTCTTGATGGCGGGATACGCCTCGCCCCAGCGCTCTGCAACGCGCGCGACTAGGGCTTCCTGCTTCTGAAGCACCTCCTCGCTTTCAGAGCCGCGGTTCCAAAGCTCGGAGAAGTATGAGATCGCGGCGGTACCGAGAAGCACGAATCCAGTCGTGATCAGGCCGAGCGGGCTGATGAAGCTCGCGAGCGTCGACCTGAGGGCCGTCATAACGCCCGTCAGCCGTCCACCGTACATCGTCACCTGAGGAAGCTGCTGGGCCAAGAGCATGAACGGCGACTGACCCATTGCCATCATCGTCGCGATGTCCTGGAACTGGAAAGCGATGTTTTTGACCTGCATCTGAGCTTGGCCGGCGGTTTGCGCAATAACGCGCGACTGGGCATTTCCGGCTGCTGCGGCGTTGTTCGCCATCTGCGCGGCCTTCAACGAAGCGGTGGCCTGTTGCTGATTTGCTTTCGCCGCGGCCAGAGAAGCGTTCACCGATTCAAGGTCGGCCCGGGCCGCTGCGGTGACAGCCTTTGCCTTTTGGAGCGCTGCCTGAGCGGCCTTCATATCCTCATCAGATGTTGAGTTTGTTGCCCGAGCGGCAGCCAGTGCGGCAGCAGACTGAGCCTGATACCCCTTGGCAGCGGCCAGTGCCGCACGGGCGGCATTCTGCTGAGAGGAAAGTCCGGCGACAGCCTGCTCGGCAACCTTCGCGGCATTGGTGAGCTTGTTGAGGTCATTCGTGGCGGCCTTAACCGACCCCGACTGCACCTCAAGACCGAGCTGGGCAATATCCATGGGTTTACCTCTGGTCGAATCGCGAAGTATCGTCCCGCCGCAACTGGAGGAAGCCCACATGAGCGAAGGACTGAAATTCTTGATGATCACGACGTGCGTGGTCGTTATTGCCGCTGCCGGCTACTTTGTATGGGCGGACAGAAGCGACCGAGCCGCATTGGCGGACGCGGCCAAAGCAAGCGTTGAGCGATCTGCTCTGAGGGATTCCTGCCGAACACGAGTGGAGACGATCGACCAAGGGAAGCTCAGCGGTGACGACATCCTCGTCCTTCAGGACTGTGTTTCGAGCGGCGTGATGTCAGGCGATGAGATGAAGCGATCGATTGCCAAGCGCAATGAGCGACTAGGCGGATGATCACGGCCGCTTGTTCGCCTCGCGCTGCGCGGCACGCTCTTTGGAGAGGGCGCTGAGATATCCGTCGTCCATCAGGAGGATGACAGATATCTCCTCACGGAGAACAATCTCTCCGGTGGTTTCCGACCACGCGCGGATTTCCGGGTAGGTTAGCGCCAGAGGGCCATCCATGCCCTGCATGCGCCGCCCAGAGAGGTGCCAGAACCATTCCCAGAGGTGTTCGCCCTCCTCTGGGATATCCGGCTCCTGGATAAGTGCCTCCTGTCCGAACCGCTCATACATCTCGCGTTTCGAGACGACGTCCTTGCCTTCCCGGCCACGATCAAGTTCGTAGCCGGGCGTCTCGAATTCGACCGTGACGGCGACGGCGAGCTTTAGGCGCTCGCCGAGTTGACGAAAAAAGCGGCTTCGTCTCCCAGCGCCTGGTCGATCTGCTTGGCGATAGCCGGCACGGCGAGAAGCTTGCGCTTGTTAGCGTCGGTGCAGGCAGGCTTCTTGTCGCCGCCAAGATTGGCATCGCCGGAGAAGGTCCACGAGACGATTGCCGCCGACAGGAGCGCCGTCGTGTTGTCGTCGATCTTCTCAGCCGACACAGCGTTTCGGCCGGATTTCAGCGCGCGGTTCTTGATGCCGCGCTCGACCGCCTTCACCTCGTCGCTCTCAAGGCTGCGCAACTCGACCGTAACGCCGAGGGGGGCACCGGTTGCCGGATGCTTGAGATCAACGGTCAAGGTGTTCGGCTGAAGAGAGAGAATATCCATGAGCGCTGTCCTTATTCAGCGATGACGGCAGAGGTGGCGGCAGTCTCGGCCGTATCCGAACCCGCGCCGTTCGTGGCGGTGACGACGCAGGTCAGCGTGTCGCCGATATCGCCGACCACGGGAACGTAGGTGCTGGACGTCGCACCGGAGATTGGCGCGCCTTCCGCTTCCCACTGATAGGAGAAGGTGATGCCGGCGCCAGTCCAAGTGCCGTTCGATACGGTGAGAGTCTGCCCCACCTGGGCCGTGCCGGTGATAGCCGGGACAACCGTGTTGACAGGCGGGGTCAGAGCAGCCGGATCAACGGTGACCGGTTTCTGGTCAGAGAAGCCGATGGTAAAGGATTCGCGCACGAAATCGTCGGTCGAGCCGCCGAGACGCTGCGGTCCCATGACCGGCCCGGCCGCATAGACGATGGTGTTCGTGTGATCCTCGCTAGGGGCGTCGGCGTATTCGAGCTTCACCGCCCAATTATATTTCGTGTTTCCTGCCGCGCGGAGCTGCGCCTGCCCTTCGTCGTCGAAGACGCGCGCAACCTCGATGGTCAGGTCGCCAGCATCTTCGACGCCTTTTGCCTTCGATGAAACCTGAGTATCCAACGTGCTGTACGAGATCACGTTGGGGCTCACGCCGTAATCGCCGAGGTTGCCGATATGGCCCACCTCTTTGTAGGTCAGCGCGGCGAAAGCGGACTCGGTGAGCGGGAAGGAGACAGAGGTCGTGCTGATATAGACCTTCGTGCCCTGAAGCGTGGTTTTGATGCCGGCCATAGCTCGGTCCTTTCGTTAGCTAAAGGCTTGATACTGGATGGTGATGGGCGTCTTCATCCGCCCATCGTCGGGGAACGGTGACGCGAGGTAGGGCTTCCGGCTGATTTGGATTTTCAGCCCAGCCTCGTAGAGGGTCGTTCCTTTATGGAAATGGTTGATGATGGTCTGGGCCGTCTCCAGAGGGTCGATGACCGCGACACCGGCTTTCCAGTAGATCGAGACCTGAAAGATGCCTCGATGCTGCTCCTGCCCTGCCCCCAGTTCGCTATTCGTGGTCGTGTTCGGGATGAAATCGACACGGAGATAGTTGGCGGCCTTCGTCTGCCCTGGCTGTGGATAATCGACGCCCGGGAAGGCAATGTCGAAACCCGCGTTAAGGTCGATGAGGTGTTTACACAGCGCCTCATAGATCGTTGCGTCCGTCCCAGCGGCCATATACAAACCTCGAATGTCTGAAAAACCACCGATCAGCGATGGTGAGATTTACGAGCTGCTTCACCGGCTCTGGCTTCAGGTCGCCGCCGAAAAGGGAGCTACCGAGTACGGCGAGAACACCTTGAAAGCAGCCAGGGTTTCGATATTCACGTTGCAAGCCGCGTTGCTGATGAAGACGGAAGGCGTCAAAGACCAAACGCCGCTTTCACCGCCTTAGCCTCTTCCGCTACAATTTCGCGCCAGCGCTGCGCCACGAGTGTCACCCATGGACGAGGCGGCATTCCTTCCGTTCCATAATGGACATACGCGCCGTAACTGGCGGTGTAGCCCAGATAAATTGTCTCACCGATCTCGGCGTCGTTGATGACGAGCTCGACGGGTCCGAAGTCGGGAGTGACGAGAGTGCCGGGGTTATCCAGACTGAGGCGAGGCATTCCACTCTTCGAGGCGACCAGCGATGAAAGAAGAAACCGGGTCCGCTTGTAAGCGGGGCTTTCGGGCTTCTCGTAGATCATGGATTCAAGCTGTTCGGTCAATTCCCTCGACAGTCGCTGGACAGAGCGCCTGAAAACCGCTTCTTCAGCTTCCTTCACCTTGTGCACCCAATCCCCAACAGCGGCGGAAAACGACAATTTCGCCATCAGCGGCCAATCCTAGCGCGGTATTTCCGCAGGCCCGCCGCGATGTAGTCGATTTCGTAGATGACCTGACAGAGGCATCCGATCTTGTGTCTTGCCGGGATACCTGGCGCGTGGGGGTACATCATCGGCGTACCATCAGCGGCAATGAATGGCTGATCGAGCGGGATTGGCTCTCCCTTTGCCAGTTGGATATGCTGGAGCCTCGGATGCTCCGAGCCTGAATGCTTCCAGCGCTTCGTGACCTCTTGAGCGGTGAACTTTCCGGCCTCGATCTGCTGGCGAATTGCATTGTCGCGGACCGAGAAGAGCGCGGTGCGTGTTTCCTCAAGAGCAATCGTCTCTCCGCGCAGCAGAAGGTTGCGATCGGATAGCCGGCCGATCATCTTCGCCACCATATCGACAGGCACTGGCTTAACCTCGCGGATGGCCTTGGCCACGGTTCGATCATAACGCCGGTCTCTCGTCTTCAGATCGAGATAACGGCGCATTCCCTCGACATCGCCGGCCAGCAAGCTTTCGCGCGCTCGGCTGATGAACTCCACCTGCCGGGACGTGAGGCCTATCAAGCCCCCTTCCCGCCGTCCGGTCACGCGGCTGATGCGACCAACAACCTCAAGGGCTGTTGCGGTCGGGTTCTGGCCGCGCGACAGGCCGCTTTCGAATGCGATGCGCAGCGCCTCCCGCTGGTCCTCGGTGATCCGGGTTACAAGCTCCGACGACTGCGACCGAAGCAGCGCCTCGGCCGCGAGGTTGCGGACGCCGAACTGAAACAGAACCCGCGTGCCATCCGGCCCGACGAGCTTCGGCAGGCTCTCCACCATGTTCACGCCGCCGGCGTTGAATGCCTCCTGCAAGGCAAGCTCCAGCGCGGCGAACGCCTCAGGTTCGAACTGGATCGCCTGGATAGCACCATAGATGTCGCCGCGCTCCAGCCGCTCGACGACGGTCTTTAGGACGATGCCAGACTTGATCGCCTCGATGCACTCGCGAAACGCCGCCGCAAGCCGGGGCTCGTAGCGCTCAAGCAGTTCATCGAAGGTCATCGATTGCCCTTCTGCGCGGCGAATGCGGCAATGATGGCGGTGATCGCCACAAGACTCTTCATGGCAATGCACAGCAGGATCACTGTGCCGGCGAAGGTCCAGAACGAATAGAAGATTGCGTTGATCAGATCAGCCATTCTTTTCCCTCGCTACCGCCGCGCCTGCACTTCCCAGAAAACCACCAGCCCGGCGGGCGACAGCGGCTTGACGTTGACGATGGCGTGCTCCTCGCCGCCGATCACCACCTTGTCGGCCGTGCTTGGCTCGATCGAGAGGCCGGCGGTGGAGAGGTAGATCAGCTTATCGCCCCGCATGATGAGGGTGCCGTCGATCTTGTCGTCGGTGTACTGCATGACGGCCAGCTGGCAGGCGTGGTCGATGATGACCGTCTCGGGGTCATATGCCGGCCCGCTTGTCGTGGTGCGGCGGATGGCGCCGGTCTGGCCGAAGCGAGCGATAAGGCGCTCGGCCGTGGCACGGGTGCGTGCGTAATCGAAGGTGGCCATCAGACGACCATTATGCCGGGCAGCATCGGCATCAGCAGCGGCCACAGCATGCCCTCAATGAGGGTGACGACCGGTGTGGCGAGCGCAATGAGGTCATCAATACTGGTGGTCTGGTTGACGCTGTACTCGACTTCGATTTGACCGATCTTCTCACGCTTTACGGTCGAGGTGCCGGTTACGACTGGCGAGAGACTGCCGGGGTTCGTCAATTCCAGCCATGCGGCCTCATAGCTGGCGTTGATCACGATCTCCGGAATCTGATCGCTCCCGATGGGCTCACCCCATTGTGTGGAGGCATCTGTGCGAGGCCAGGCTCGTTCCTGAGCAAGCCCGCCGGCCCTGCGTCCGCTGAACCGCGGCTCGTACCGATCGATCACCAGAGATCCACGTTGACGCGCTGCGGCGATCTGAGGCGCGGTCGCATCCTCGGGGATGACATAGCCCGCCGCAGCCCAATAGGCCGAAGCCCCTTCGTTCGTGCCGTAGCCAGCCATGGGTTACTCCGCCAGCTTCTCGTCGATCTTCGCCTGCAGTTCCTCGGCATTCCAACCGTGGTAGGGCTTCTTGCCGACGATCTCGGCATAGTCGGCGCGCAGCTTGGCCAGTTCGTCGGACTGCTCAGCGGACTTGGAACCGCCCTTCTTGCCGTCTTCGTCGTGGTCCAGCGGGTCGGATTTGCTGGGGGCGTCGAATAGCTCGACCGCGAGGCTGGCCTTGAGGAGTTGCAGATAGTCACCGGTGAACTCGCCCGGTTCATCCATCGTCGGCCGCGTGATCTCACCGAAAGCAGGCAAGCGGGCAAATCCCGTCGTTGTCTCAAGGTCGTATGGGCTCGCGGTAAGATTCTTGACGGTGACCATTTGGAATTCCTCGCTTGGTGGGGCGAGCGGCACGAATGCCGCCCGCGTGGTTATGACGGCGATCAGGCCGGCGGCTGGCTGATCTGATCGAGATAGCGCATGGCCACCGTCGTCAGCAGCTCGACGCCACCCGTGCGGAAGATACCCGGAACAGCGAAGTTAAGCGGGCCATCCTGGTAGACCGGCAGGAAGCGATGCGGCATCGGCAGGTGCAGGCGCACATACTCGGCATCGTTCTTGTAGGCGACGAGGCGGCCGGCAGTGCCAGCGGCATCGCCCGTGCCGAGTTCGCGAACCGTGCGGATCGTGAGCGGGCGGCCGGTGGTCAGGGTGTAGATGTTCGTCCGCATCACGAACGACAGGATCGTTTCCATCGTCGTCGCGCTGTAGGGCGTCGCGGCGATGTAATTGTAGGCTTCGATCGGGAGCAAGATGGTGTCGGCCATCTCGATCTCCTTGGAGTCGAGCCAGACGCCCTGAAGCGCGATGTTGATGTCGCGGACGATCTGCGCCGGGGTCTTCTGACCGACGCCGGACGAGTCCACCCAGTAGCGGGAGGAACCAGTACCATCGTTCGGCGCATCGGTCTTGGTGACGCCGGAGTAGTTGATCAGGCCGCCGAGCCCCTTCTCAGTATTGCCCTTGAGGGTCAAGTCGTACATGAACTTCATGTAGGCCAGACGGGCGGCGCGAGCGCGGCGATCCGGCAGGTTGGCGCCGGGGAAGCCCATGGTCGTGTTGACCTCTTCGATATTCCACTGGTAGCCGATGGCCGCCAGATGGAAGTTCTTGGTCTGGTAGTTCTGGCTGACGTCGGCCATCGGCACGTCCTTGGCACCGCCGGCCTGCCAGTTCGCGCGGCCGCTCATGTCGGACGAGTACGTGAGAACACCGGGCGACCACTCGGGGCCAGAGGTATCGACGAAGATCAGGCGACCGAAATCCCAATCGGGATAGCGGGCCTCGTAGACGGTCTGATTGACCTTGTAGGCCTGCGCGGTGACGAACGCGAGGGCCTGCGCGTCATTGAAATGCTGGTTCATGGCTTAGGTCCCCGAGACAGAGAGCGAAGGAACCGGACGACGGTAGCGAACGAGGCCGATGGCGCCGGATTTGCCGGCAACCTCGAACTGCGCGCCCGGGATGGTGACGACCGTCGCGGACTGAGCCGCACCGGTCCAGGTCTTGTTCGCCGTGTTCCAGCGAGCAGCAGCACCCGCCGTGACGTCGGCGCCGAGCAGAACGCCGATGACGCCGGATTCGCAGATGGCGACATTGTCATACTGCGCATAGGCGTCCCCGGTGTGGGGCAGAACCTGCGAGGCTTCGGTGATGCCGATCACATTCTCGCCGTTCGTGGCGGTGATCTCGACGCAGGTATGCTCACCCGTGCCGGGTTTCACCGGAACGCCGAAGCCAAGGGTGCCGGAGCCTTCCTTGGTACGGGTGATCGCGTTCCATTCCTCCATGTTCGCCCGGCGACCGAGCGCATAGGAGGTGAGAGTGTCCTTGAACGTGAGTGCCATTGCTTAGGCCTCCTTCTGAGTGCGCCAGGCGTTCATGTCGGTGACGCTGTCCGACCACGCCTTTTCCGAGGCGGTCGCGCCGTCGAGTGTCTGCTTGAGACCATCCTTGACGACCGCGGCGAACGGGTCGGCCGGCTTCACGTCCTTGGCTATGGCCTTGAACATGCCGGTGATCATGTCATCGGAGGCGTCCTTGATCATGTCGTCGCCTAGCTTGGCCTTGACGGCGGCGCGACGAAGATCGGCATCGCTGCCCTTGATCTCGATCTTGGCGTCGATGGCCTTCACGGTCTGGACGAGAGCGGCGCGGTCTGCGACGAGGCGATCCACGTCCTCGGGCTTGAGGGCGGCGTCCTGCGCCTTCTTGAGGTCGGCCTTGAGAGTGCCGATCTCCTGATCCTTGGCAGCGATGGCCGCGCTGTGGGCGGCGTCGTTGGCGACGATCTTGGCGGCAGAGGATTCGAGATCCTTCTGCAGTTTGGAAATGGCCTGGGCGCCCTGGTCGGTCGTCTGAACCGACAGTCCGTCCACGACCACAGTCCGAAGTGCTTCAGTCATGTCGACTGTCTCCTTGTCAGTGGTGATTACCGGGGCGGCGCCCCACTTTCCGGACGCGGCATCGCCGATCCGAGCTTCGGAACCAGCCCGCGCCCGATCAACGATCGCGAGGTGGTTGATCTTGATGTTCGATTGCTGGGCGTCGTAGGCCGAGCCATCCGGGGCCACGCCGTCGCCCCAGACGAGCTCGCAGGTGTAGCCTGCCGACAGCTCACGCTTGCCGGTCTCAACGGCCTCGATCGCTGCGGCGTCCTTCAGGATCAGCGGCAGGTGCACCCACTCGCCGTCCTTCTTGGCGGCCGTGCTGACCTCGCCAACGGCGAGCTTCTTCCAATTGTCGGCTGTGACGGCCTCTGCCGGGTGATCCATCGTCACGGGGGCGTGCGTGAAGCTCTGGAGGCTGGCATCGGCAAAGACCTGATCGGCGGGGCGGTAGACGCGCACCACGGACATATCGGGCTTGCCGACCTCATGGCCGGCATAAAGCTGGATGCCGGTGCGAACCGACCGCGCTTCGGCAACTAGGTATCCATCGGCCGTCCGACGCGTGCCGGACACCGCTACAGCGTCGGTGAATTGCATGGGTCAGTCCTCGCGAAGCTCTTCGAAGATTTCCGGGCCGAGTTCGATCTTGCCGCGGAATGGCTCGACGCCGGTCAGGTCAGGCCCGCCGGCCGCATAACTGATAGTGACGTGCGGCTGGTATTCCTCGCGGTCAGAGGACGCGCCGTTGCGCTTCATGTCCTCGTGCCGCCACGACAGGGCACTCGACGCGAACGAAAGCACCTTTGCCTCGCCATTGTCGCCGAACGCTTCCATGAGGCGCGGACCACCGGCCGGGATGGTCAGCCCGCCCTTGCCGTTGTCCGACCAGTTGTCGCCCATCTTCATCCAGTCAACCGGTGTGCGGCTGTAGGTGATGGTGACGTGCAGGTCAGGCACGATGTCGGTGAAGCCCTGCCCTTCGGCCCACTTGATGATCTCGGCGGCGTTCAGGACGTCACGGCGGACGTAGAGCGTGCGGGGCGCTGCGTCGGCAGCTGCCAGCTTCTGGTTCGCGGATGGCTGGACCTGGTTGGCAGCCGCTGCGGCCGCGGCAAGTTCCTCTTCCGAAGAATCCTGCTCGCTCAGCTTACCGTACTCCTCAATCGCCGCGTCGAGACCGGGCAGCACACCATCCTCAACAAGACGATTGACGAGAGCGTCGGAGACGGCCTCGCGCGGAATGATCTCCTGCCCCGACGTCGTGCCCACGAGCTGCCGGGCCGCATCGGCTGTCGTCTTGAAGATATCGGCCCGCTCCTTCTCGCTCATCTGCTCCAGAGGTGCCCAGCGATAGTGCACGTCTGGGTCGCGGACATCGGCCGATCGCTCAAGGCATTCATCGAGCCTCACCATGGCCGGCTGAAACTCCAGCTCCTGCACCGACTGGATGCGGTCGTGGTAGTTCTTCATGTCCGCCGTTCCGGTCGAGTTCAGGCCGGCCGGCGACTGGCCCAGAAGGCGCGTCACCGGGATATCGGCCGCACCCGCCACGATCTGCAAGAAGGTCATGAGAACGTCGGGAAGACCAGCGAGTTGCGCCGTCTTCGTCTCATACTCTTCCTCTTTGTCGAGGAGGAGCGTGCCGTTGATGCCCTTGGCCGTGTTGGCGAGCGTGTACCTCTCCAGCAGTTTGTTGCGATACTCCGCCTGCCCGAGCGAGGCCATGAAGTTCGGAATGCGGATGATATCGATCTTCGCCTCGAAAACGAGGGAGGCGATGTTCCCCGCCGTGCTGTCGGCATTCTTCACCGCGTCGAGCGTGGACTGAAGTACACTGTCGCCCCAGCCCTGCCAGACATTCGTGCTGATCTCGTCATCGGCGGGCATCGCCCCTGAGAACATCACCAGCCGCGACGGATGAATGGTGATCCGCTGGCCGTTGTTGCCAGCCAGGGTGTAATTCATCGGCTTTCCGAACCATTCGGACTCCGGGTTGCGATCGATCTCGCCGGCATTCAGCTTGCGCCGAGTGATCACATTGAGATAGCGGACGCCCCCCTTCTTGATGCGCTCCACATCGAGCGGTTCGGCAGGATTGGCGTCACCTGTCCCGATATAGACGGCAGCACCACCGAACAGGCGTCCCTTCTTCGCGGCCTCAAGGATCTTGCCCTTGACGTTCAGGCGCTTCTCTTCCTCCTCAATCGCTTCGATCTGCGGCTTCCTCGCCTGCCAGTCGCGCCACTTGCGGCAAGCGTCGAGCGCCGGGATATCCACGATCTTCCGCGGCAGCCAAGCCGTGCTGTATGCTGCGATCAGCTGCTCATCGGTAAGGACCGTATGGGCGTAGAAGGTGGTGGCTGCCTTGTCTCTGTCAGTGCCCATGCGGGACACCAGGCTCGTGAGGCTGTCACGAGCGAAGGCGAATACGTTTCCCATGGGCTTCCCTAGACGTTGGAGAGCGTGAACGTGCTTCCGTCAAGCATCAGCTCAGTAAGAGCCCACACGAGAGCGTCGGCACGGTCTGGAGATCCATCCCCGAGATATCCCGAGGGGGTGAAATTGCACATCTGGTCTTCAAGATCGGGGAAGTCACCGACATGGTGAACTTTACCCTGCTCATAGAGGGCGCTGATAGGCTCCGCTCGGACCGCTTTGCCCCGGCTCGCAACCACTTCCTTGAACGCCGCCGTATTGTCGGCCGTCGAAACCGTGAAGCGAACCATATCGCCACCGAAGTTTCGTTCTCCGATGATGCGGTTCGCCTGGTGACGATGGTAGAGTTCAACAGCCCGTCTGCCCCATCCTTCCGGGGACATCTGACAGGTTCCATCCTCGATGACGTAACCGTGCCCGTCTATACCGACGCCTGCGACTATGATGCCGATATCGTCGCCCGCGCCATCGCCGCGCGTGCCCGATGGGTCCACTGAGACGACGATGCGGCGCATCTCCGGCAGTGTTGCCACCCGGAGACTATCAATCCCCGGCATGGTCTTGCCGTCAGGTGCCTTGCGGTCCTCCAGCGCCCATAGCGCACCGCTGACCTCGCTTGCCCACTCCCCTGCCTCGAAACGTAGCCGTTTGGCCGCTGACATTGAGGCGAGAACGTCGAAATATTCCGGCGGCAAGTTATCGACGTTGTCGGCAGGGTTCACCTGCATCTCGACGTAGTCTTCCGGCTTCGCCAGCGCCTCCTTCGTTCCGGGCTTCATCTTGGCCCGGAACATCTGGTAGCTCCAATGGAGCTTAGATGGCGGGTTGCAGTCGAAGTAGGCCTTCAAAGCAAGATACGTGCGGCCTGCCGCCAAGGCGATTGCCGGGGCCAGCTTGCACTTCTGCGCCAGGCGCGACATTGCCGTTTCGACCGACGCCCAAGGAATCTGGCTGCTCTCGTTGAAATAGAGCGTGGCGTATTCCTGCCCGAGGATCTTCTCGACCCGCTCCTTATCGTCCAGGCCTGCAATCCATATCTGCGATCCGTTCGGCAGTTCGACGTAAAAGTCCGTCTTGTCGAACCGCACCCGAAGGGACGGGAAACACAGCGACAGCACCTTCGGCAATGTGTCCGACCATACCGACGTCTTGGCGTGGTTGAACCTAAAACGGAAGATGACATGGCGCGATCCAGGTGCGTTGATGGCTCGCTGGATGAGCGCGCGCACCAGAACGAAGGTCTTTCCGGATCGAGACCCGCCGCGCAGCATGATATTGCGGGCCGGCCCTGCCAGGAGGCGGTTAGCCTCTCGCTGCTTCTCCGTAAGTTTTGCTGGTTCCATGCATCACAGATTGGCATCCTCTGCGGATACGGTCAGGTTCATCTCGCCAGAGTGCTCATGCTTCTCGACGATGAAGCCCATGAGCTTTGCGAGGTCCATCAGTGCCGCGCGCTTGTCGTGCATCTTGATCTTCACGCCGGTCTGAGTGAGTGAAACTTCTGACACAGCGGCGGCGGCCTCATCGCTGATCATGTCGCTCGGGACCAACTCGACGGGGTAGATGCCCAAACCGTTCGGGCTCGCATTCTCGGATTCGGTATCGACCGGGCTTCGGCCCCAGCGGACAGCCTCACGGATGTCGAGGAAGGCGATCTTCGCTAGCTCGGCGGCAACACGCTCTTTCGTGATGGCGAGCTTGTCTATAACGCGCTCATTCACCTTGCCGGTGATCTCATCGACGCGCGCTGCAATGCTTTCATTTGCTTTCATTCGGGCGGCATTGCCACGGTTGGGTTTGTACCCGGCATCCTGATAAGCTTCGTCGGCCGTCTTGCCTTTGGCCACGGCCTGCGCGAACTTCTCATGCCGGGCATTTTTGAGAACTGGCATAGTCTAAACCTTGGAGGTTCCAATGAGGCTCGTACAATTTACTCGCACGTCACCGGCTGGCGCCCCAGTTTCGGTCAATCCCGAGTTGGTAGCGGCCGTTATTACGGCTGGGGATAAAACCGTGATCCAATTCGCCGCCCCAAACGGAGATGGAAGCCTCGCGTATTACGTCCAGGAGAACTACGATCATGTCGTCGCTGCCCTGCAAGGCGAGGCCATCTACTGATAGCGACGCGCATCTGAGAAGCCGGACCTAAGCCCGGCTCTCGTTTCGGGTGGGCGGGGGTTAGGCGGTACTTCGCCCGGCGAGGATAGGCTCCATGGCCTGACGGTGAAGCATGATCTCGTAGCGCGCGATCTGGA